CCGGTTCTTCCTGCACGGATTTCAGCCGTTCGCGGATGAGAGGGAGGTCACAATGCGCGTCCCCGATATGCAAGTCAGCCATCACCTCAATTTTCAATGTGCCGATCGTATCCGGAAGCCTTGCTCGTATGGTTGTCATCCGCCCACCTCGCTTTTTGTGTTCCCGCCTACCCATCCGCCGGCCATTATGTCCGGCACAGAAATCACCGTTATTGCGACATCTTAGCTATTAGTTCGCGTTCTTTATCTGACAGTTCCCACTTGTACGCGCTTCTCATGTTTTCCGTGGCTCTTTCTGCGGCAGCTCTTTCTGCGGCAGCTCTTTCTGCGGCAGCTCTTTCTGCGGCTTTCCGGTCCGACAATAGTAGTCCTCCGCCATAGATGCTCTTCCCGATTGCCTTTTGGGCATCCAAACATGGCAGAAACTCGCAATCGCCACGCTTGACAGAAAATTCGATTCCATGCTTGGAATATCTCTGGAGCATCGCGGCCGTCAGAACGTGATCTGGGTAATAATATTTAGGCAGCTCGCGAACGGACAGTTTTTTCAGCGCATTCACTGCCTCGTTTATGAGGTCCGTTAGATGCGGAGCGGTCTGGGCAACTATATCTCCATCCATATTGCTCACAAATGATGTTCTCACCATTGCGCCATTCTCGTACACAATCTGTGCGTCGCAGATGATATGATTAACCCGCATCACTATAGATCGACCTGAAAACGCAGTAAGGCTCGGTGCAAACAAAAAGAATGATATCCCCCTGGCCAAATAGAACCCGCATATCTTAGATAAGATGGAGAACGGAGGATTATCCAGTACCACGCACCCTTCGGGATATGTATAACTTTCGTAGTCTCCTCCAGGCCAAAACGGTCGAACAATACAGGAAGGGTCGATATTGTATCTTGAGCAGACCCAGTCCCTGATAGTGTCATAGACAAGCGGAGGCGTTATACAATCGTCTGTTGTCTTTTTCGGTTTGAATTTTTCAACGAATTCTTCGTATGTTTCCCTTCTGCCCATTTTCACCATCCCAAAT